GCCAAGTGCCGGAAATAATTTAGGAGCAAGACAATGCTGTAAGATACCCGACTACCTCAATCGCAATATTACTCCACCACATGTGGAGTGCGATAATACCCTGCTACAGCTGAAAAACGCTAATATGCGTGACAATAATCCGAACCCAAGTTGGTTAAGGTGAGTCCGAACATTACTGGATTGATTTCCGTATGTGCTACTCTTTGATACGACTAGAGGCTCTGAACAACAGAGTACATCGAGTGGATCTAGTAGCACATCAATAAATCTATTCATGGAGAATTTTAATGCCCAAAGAACCTTTAAGACCTCGTGGGATAATTGATGAATTGACAAGTAAAGATTGTACTTACCTTAGTACCAAAAATAGTGTCAGTCGTGAATTGGTTCAAACATTAGGTAAACATGCTGATATTGTGGTTGTTGATGAGCATTCAATGTTACCTAGTTATGATATATTGATTAACAGTATACCTCATGATCTCAAATCTCCTATTTGGCCAGAAGCTTTTCGTGGATCTGGTAAATCTTGTATGATGAATGAATATCTAAAGTATGACTTACATAAACGATTCAATATTGATTTTGAACCAACTAAGACAGCTTCTGAGTGTCAACATGGTGGTCATCCAACTGAAAAGAACCCTAATCATATGCGGTTCCAAAATCAGCCAACCAAAGCACGGAGGCGTAAATAATGGCATTCCAATGTGAAGCCTGTATAAATACAGAAGATGATGTGCCCTTCTGTGAAGGCTGTGCTTGTTGTCAAGAATGTTGCAACTGCACAGAAACAGACTGTGATTGTGTCTCGTGTGAGGACAAAAGAGAAGCTGACAGATGATGAATATCATTGAGCTAATACAGAAAAACATCAATCTCACAGTCCCTTGGTATCTCATGGCATCATATGCTTATTATGTGCGGGATGAAAACATCATTACGGATAATACATTCGACAATCTTGCCATCCACATGGCAAACAATTGGGATATCATTGAGCACCATCATAAATACATGATCACCCTAGATGATCTGTCAGCCGGTACTCTTCTTCGTCGGGACTTTCCAGGCCCAGTAATTGGTGCGGCAGATATGCTCATCAAACAACTCAAATAGAAAGATTTAATATGACCAAAACAAACGAAGATCCACGTAAAGCCATGCTTCGTGTGCGTGCCTATGTGAAAGCATTCATGTCAGGCCGTAACCCAAAAGGTAAACAGATCTCTGATCTGAGCCAGTATCCAACAACTATTGCAGACAAAAAACGCACAATCATTGCGTTGCAAGATCTGTTAGAAACTGAGATGGATAAGCACACCAAAGCTTCCGGTATTATCGAGTCTATGCGTGCTGATACTTCTAAACAGACAGCAGAAACTTTCCGCCACTTGACTCACATGCGCCGTATGATTGCAGATTATCGCAATGAAGTTGCATCTCTAACAGCTGTGATCAAATCTCGTGACAAGAACATCGCAATGATGGATGAACGTTGGGAAGAACTCAATGATCTAAATGCAGAATTGGCAGAACGTATTGGTCAATTAGAGCATACAAATGATGCTGCAATGGTTACATTGAAAGCTACTTTGAATGTTCCAGTACCTCAAATGAAAGACATCTACCATGGTTAAACGTACAGGCGGGAAGCCTAAACTCCTAATCGTTGGTCATTCTGAATCCGGAAAAGATATTGTAGCAACCCTTATCTGCAAGATATTGGGTTTACATTATGAGTCTACAACCATGTGGGCAGTTAACGAGTACCTTTGGGATCAGTGGGGACGAGAACGGTATGAGAATACCAGACAATTCTTTGAAGATCGTCACAATCACATTCCAATTTGGCAAAACCTTATGGAAGCCTATTGTACTCCAGATTTGGCACGACAAGCTCGTAATGTAATGCAAACCAATGATATGTATGTTGGTTTACGTCATAAAGGGCAACTGGTTGCTGCAGTGAATGAAGGTCTGTTTGATCATGTAATCTGGATTGATGCTGCTGATCGTATTCCACCTGAAATGGGGATGACTATAACAAAAGCAGATGCAGATCTTGTGTTAAACAACAATGGGCCTGAATCTGCTGTAGAACCTTTAGTTCTAAATCTTCAAAAAATGCTACATGCAGAAGGTTTTGATGTAAATTACAAAGAGCCTGTAAATGTTGCAGTTGCTGCAAACATTGTTGCTGCTAAAAATGAAGATCTTGATTTAGGTGCTGCAAAGAATGCACTTGTATTTGAGCCAAAGGTATTTGCAATTGGTAAAACCACATTCAATACTGAAGAGTTTGAAAACTGGATTGACTACAATGGGTTAGGTGAAATGTCCTTGGACACAGCAACCCCATTAGGTAAACTATGGGATGAGATGAACGAGAAGGATAGTATTGCTCGTATGATCGAATTCGGTGGGCGTCACTGTTATCGTGCTTGGAATCAAGGACGTGATCGTGTGTCTTATATCCGAAATATCATGGCTATGGAGCATGGTTCTGTAATGGAACATGCAACAATCAACTGGGGTATTCAGGGAGTTTCTCGCTCACTATCCCTAGAGCTTGCACGTCATCGGGTTGGAATTGCCCTTTCTCAAGAATCTCAACGGTATGTTGATGCTTCTGAGATTAATTTCGTAGTACCACCTGCAGTAGTCAATATGGCAAAAAATGAAAAACCAGGTGATCAAGGAGTTCTTTATAACTTTCATCAAACAAGCCTAGATGCTGTTGTAAATTATACTCAACTACAGAAAGCTATTACCAATCAAATGATTGCAGATAGTGGACTTGAAGATGTAAAAGCTGCAACTGTATTCAAAAAGCGTGCTAATGAAGCGGCTCGTGCTCACTTACCAAACTGCACTGAAACTCGGTTCCTTTGGACTACCAACATGCGCATTCTACAACACTTCTTGTGGTTACGTGGTGGCCTTGGAGCAGATTTAGAAATACGACGTTTGGCGATTGCTTTGCTGGTTAAGGCTCAAAATCTAGCTCCTGAGATCTTTGATACTATGACCACAAAATCAGTCGAAGGCGATTATGGTGTACCTATCATTGTGTCTGCACTCGACTAAAAAACTAAAGCCCTATAGATATTCATTTATCTATAGGGCTTTTTATTTTTCTGTTTATGTGTAAAAGCCTATTAAACATTGACTTTCAGGAGAAATCAGTATGGCGAAACTTCCCTTCATTACTTTTAAACGTGGTGATACTTTCAAATTAGATTTGACTGTAACTGATAAATTGAACGAAACTGCTGTTGCAGCTAAAGTGGTGTTGGATACAGCTAATGCTGCTGAACCTCAAGTACCATTGGATATATCGAATGCACAGGCTGCCTATGATGCTGCTATAATCGTGGACATTACAAACTGGACAATCACTTCTCAGGTACGTTGGAGAGGTAAACTTATTACTACCCTATCTGTAGTTATTGCAAATGCAGCAACAGGCGTTTTGTCAATAAACGCTACATCGGAACAGACTGAGAATTGGGAGCCTCGTGACTACGCATGTGACATTGAATTTATACCTGGCATTGGAGCTGGTAAAATATCATCTGAAACTTTTATAATTAAAGTTGAGAAGGATCAATCATATGTCTAATTTACTTGATATTACATTACAGCTTGGGCCTCGTTACACAATAGAAGTAACTGAACCAAACAAACTAGGATTTTCCATTGGTGTTGGTGCTCGTACCGAAACAGGTATCGGCCCTCAAGGGCCTCAAGGAATTCAAGGTATACAAGGCCCATCTGGGTCTGAATGGGTAGGTGCATGGATTACAGCTACAGCTTATACTGTAGGACAGACTATAGAGATTAATGGTAGCTCTTATACGTGTATTTTAGACCATACAGCAGGAGTATTTGCTACAGATCTCTTAGCTCTTAAATGGGATCTTGTAGTATCAAAAGGTGATATTGGAAGTACTGGTATTCAGGGAATTCAGGGGGTTCAAGGAGATAAGGGCGATACTGGGGATACCGGTGCAGATAGTGTAGTTGCTGGCCCTCAAGGGATACAAGGTATACAAGGTGTGAAAGGTGACACTGGAGATCAAGGGATCCAGGGAAATGTTGGAGCTACGGGTGATGGGTTTACTGGAGGCTCTTACACACCTGGTACGGGAATTATAACTTTCACTTCAGATGATGGTATCGGATTTTCGACAAGTGATTTGCGAGGAGCTACAGGAAGTCAAGGGGTACAAGGGAATACAGGTGCAGGTTTCACTGGAGGTACATACTCAGGTGTAACAGGAATTGTGACATTCACATCTGGAGATGGTCTTGGTTTTGTCACTGGAGATCTTCGTGGAGAGCAGGGCATTCAAGGAATACAAGGAATACAAGGTATTCAAGGTATTCAAGGTAACATAGGTGTAACCGGTGATGGATTCACTGGTGGTTCCTATGAGGCTGGAACAGGAATTATAACCTTTACTTCTAATGACGGATTAGAATTTGTTACTGGAGACTTACGTGGTGCTCAAGGTATACAGGGTATTCAAGGTGATCAGGGAGTCCAAGGTATACAAGGGATCCAGGGGGTCATCGGTGTGACAGGTAACGGCTTCACAGGGGGATCTTATGGTGTTGGTACTGGTATAGTTACGTTTACATCTAGTGATGGGTTAGGTTTCGTTACAGGTGATCTACGTGGAGCCAAAGGGGATACTGGTGATCAAGGTATCCAAGGAATTATAGGTTTAACTGGAGATCAGGGGATACAAGGTATTGCAGGATTTACAGTTCTAAATGGTACTGTAGTACCTGTATCTCAAGGCGTGAATGGGGATTTCTTCATACGTACAGACACTTCAGAGATATATGGCCCTAAGTCTGGTGGTTCCTGGGGATCTGCTACATCATTAATAGGCCCACAAGGAATCCAGGGAATACAAGGTGAAGTTGGCCCAACGGGAGCTGGTACAGGTGACATGCTCATTTCTACATATGATCCTAACACAGTTAATGGTGATGCATTCTCTATGGATAATATGGTAGAAGGCACTCTCACTAAGATACTAACAAATGCAGAACGTACTGCAATATCAAACAATACAGCTAAAGTCTCAAACGTAGTCCACCCGTTAGTAGAAACTGCTGTACCTCTTGGTGCTGTATTTACTGATAATGATACAATATATGATGATAGTGCTCTAACCACTTTGGTTAATGGTAAACAGTCTCAACTGCCAGCCCAAGATCTAATAGATATTGGTAATTTATCTGGAACAAATACAGGTGATCAAACAATTCCTGCTTCGGGTGTTGATTTTGACCCAGTTGGCACGGATAATTCAGATAATAACGCAGTTAATACTCTCTACAGTGGTTTGGTTACTAACGCCACCCACACAGGCGATGTGACTGGTTCTGGTGCGTTAACTATCGCCACCAGCGCAGTAACCTTAGCTAAAATGGCAAATATGGCCACAGCCTCTCTTATGGGTAGAAATACGGCTGGAACAGGAGTTCCTGAAGTTCTTTCTAAAGCCACTACATTAGCACTTCTAAATGTTGAAGATGGGGCCACGGCAGATCAAACAGGCGCACAAATTAAAACGGCATACGAAGGTGAAACCAACCACTCTTTAGATAACATTACTCTAACTGGTGGTGTAACAGAAGATCAATATTCGCTAACTGGTACTGTCCTTGAACCTGCAAACGGAACGGTTCAATATAAAACACTTGCATCAAATACAACATTTACCGAGGCATTAGCGGATGGTGAAAGCATATTGCTGGCTATCGACGATGGCACAGCATATACGATTACTTGGCCAACAATTACTTGGGTAACTGACGCAGCAACAGCACCAACACTGGAAACAACAGGATATACGTTTATAGTTATCTGGCACATGAACGCTGTTCTTTATGGCGCAAAGGTTAACTCATAATGATTACAGCACACAAAGCACTTATATCAAGCAAAACCCCACCGTTACCTAAGAGTCTAAAACTGACCGTCACCACAACGGGACTTAGTGAGGTCGTCACTCTGATTGTGGGGGATGACGGTGTTTATGACGCTGAAATAATATGGGACGATGCTGATCCAGATAGCGTAATCACAACATACAATGACGCTGATCTATCACACACCTACGCGGCGATTGGATCTTATGACCTTGAGATCACTGGTGACTTCAATTGGATGCGTTACCATAATTCAGTAAATGCTGACTCTCTTACTGCAATCCTTGAAACACCAGTTGGCTATGCTAACCCACTCACTACACTAAAGGAAGCTTTTGAAGATGCTAACAACTTAACTAGTATATCAGCGGATTTTGACACTAGTAATATTGCCGAATGGAGCGCGGCATTTAAACAGTGTCATTCATTAACATCCTTCCCAAACTTAGACTTTTCTAGTGCAACACAGTTGGGTTCAAGCTGGGGGGAAGGCGCATGGAATACTTGTACAGGCTTAACTAGCTTCCCGCTTATAGTTATACCCGTTGTTACTAAAATGTCAGGGGCTTGGCGATCTTGTACAGGCTTAACCAGTTTTCCTGTTTTAGATGTAAGTTCTTGTCAAATATTTGACAGCACATGGTTTGGGTGTTCTGGTTTAACTACTTTCCCTGCGATTGATTTTTCTCATCTAACAGGTAACTTAGGTAATACTTGGGGTGCCTGCTCAGGTCTGACTTCTTTCCCTGCGATAGATTTTGGTAGTTGTACTAGTTGGTATACTTGTTGGCAGGATTGCACTGGATTAACATCTTTCCCGTTACTAACAAGTACTTCTAGTTTAACTAGTGTTAGACAAGCTTGGGAGGATTGCACTGGACTAACATCTTTTCCTTTAATTGATTTCTCAAACGTTAGTAACTTTGACAGTGCTTGGCGCAGATGTACAGGCTTAACCTCCTTTCCTATAATTGATGTATCAGGTGAAGCTAGATTAAGCCAAACATGGGATGGGTGTTCAGGTTTAACATCATTCCCGTTGATTGATTGCTCAGGCTTAACAGATCATAGTACAAATTATACTTGGCGAGACTGCACAGGCTTAACATCCTTCCCGTTGCTTGTTCTTGGGGGTGACAGAGCGCAGGGTACGTGGGAAACCTGTACAGGTCTTACATCATTTCCTTTAATAGATTTTACTGGGTATACCTACCTTAGATATTGCTGGAGGGAGTGTTCAGGATTAACAAGTTTCCCTTTAATCAATACAAGTTCATGCTCAGATTTTCAAGAAACTTGGAATGGGTGTTCTAGCCTGACAACTTTCCCATTGGTAGATACTTCAGCAGGACTGAGCTTCATACAGACTTGGAGAAGTTGCTCGAGTTTAACGGCGTTCCCTGCCTGTGTCTTTGATGCGGCTACCCGCATGGATTTAACTTGGAATAATTGCACTAACCTAGCAACATTTCCAGCCAACATGTTTGACAACACCTTGAATACAAATTTCACAGACGCATTCAGTGGTTGCGCTTTAACCGCCACCAGCGTGAATAATATTCTAATAAGCATTGATGCGGCGGGTCAAAGCAATGGCACATTAGACCTAGACGGCGGTACAAGTGCAGCACCAACGGGCGCAGGGGCAACCGCAAAAGCTGCTTTGATTACAAAAGGCTGGACAGTAACAACAAATTAAGGATGATACGATGATAGTACGAGTAATAGATGGTGTAGTGACCCAAATTTCACTTAAACAGATTAAGAAGGAATACCCTGATACGAGTTTTCCAGTTGATCTTGTTGTGGGCCGTGACTACCACACTGAATATGATTTTTATGTTGTTGACGTTAAAGACAAGCCTGCACTTACTGAAGGTCAGCGAATAGTACCTTTAGAAATTGAAATGGTAGACGGTGTTTATACTCAACAGTATGTAGCGGCTGATATTATTGTATCAACTGACCCAAATGATTATATACTAACCCCCTACCAATTCAAACGATTCTATAGAGGTTCTACAAATAAGTTTTATTTGGCAGTTAATGCTGTTTTGGCTTATTTTGAATATAATGATGAAGATGCATGGGGATTGTATTCGGCTGAAATTGAAGACCGTAGTCAATATCATTTTGCTGCAATGTTTGCCTTTATTGGATCAGAAGCGGTAGCTCCGTTAATCCCAGAGAATGTTGATGTATCATATGATAATATGGCAGCTGCATGGTTATTAGCTAAAGACTTATAAAAGCTTTCTTTTGTGGTTTTAAATTTACTGGAGACATCACATGTTTACGTATTTAATTGACCGTTTCTTTACTTTAACTAGACCTACACCGACTGTTGCAAGCGACATAGAGGTACCATCAGCAGTGTTGCCCTCTATCAAGCAAACTTCACGAAGTCAGATGAGACAACTCTACTTCAACTGGATACGAGCAGACACCGATAAGGATACTCACCTTACCGCAATGTATGTTTTTAAAAAGTTGAAGAAGAATAGTTTCATTGCTCTGGGCTTGTCAGAATTTCAAGTCAAAAAGATACAAGAAGGACGCGATACTCAAATATTCTTGGCCAAACAGCCTAGACATTGGGGGTAGGGCATAATCCTCCTAGTATTACAGAAACCCTAGATCTAGCAGTAGGTCTAGGGTTTCTTTTTTGGTTATTTATTCAACAAAGGAGACCGTTATGTTATTTCTAATCTTAATTGCAGTTGCTGTTATAGTTCTGTTAATATGTTTACTCACTCAAGAACTTTTTGGCGCATTTGTAGCTTTAGTTGCGAGTGTAGTAGTTACGTTATTCTTCGGGATGACTGTCGTACAGCCTGGACATATCATGTATAAAAAAACTTTCGGGGACTTATCACATGATCTATTTGAGCCAGGGTTACATTTCATTAGTCCAATCGCTGTAACACGATCCCTATCCACTCAACGTCAGTCTCTGAGCTACTCAGGCGAATCTACTGCAGAAGCTCTCACGAGTGATCGTGTGGTCATGCAGGTGGATACAACTATCCCTTGGATCATGAATGCCAAAGCAGCTCCTCTGATGGAGGAATTCTACGGCACAGATAACTGGAACCTGATACAACCTATCAGCCGGTCAGTGATCCGTTCATGTACTGCTCAAGTTCCATGGGAAACTGCAGTCAGTGATGAGGGTCGTACCCGAATTGCAGAATGTATCCCAACTCGTATGAATAAGGCAGTAATTGTTGAGTTAATCCAGGCTGGCTTCACTGAAGCACAGGCAAAAGGTGCATTTACATTCCCAACCGCTATTGTACGTGGTGTCAAACCAAAACAAACACGCATACTAGCCGCCATTGCCACAGAGCAAGCTTCTAAGATTGATCTACGTCGTCAGGAAACTCTGACATTGATTGCTGAAGAAGAAGCAAATCGCCGTGGTAACGAAGGATCCGGTATTGCCAAAATGATGGAAGAGTTACCTTCAGGCTTCACTGTCGCTGAAATGGCTCAAATGATCCAGGCTAACGCTGCCAAAACATCTGCTGATGCATTTTTAAATGCTGTAGAAAATGGAAACCCAAATATTACAATTGTAACTGGTGCTTCTGTCCCTGCTGCAGTTTCAGCAAACTAATAAATAGACCTCATCGGTTAATCCTGGCGGGATCTTTCTTTTTTGGTCTGTAATGATGCAGTCTAAACAAAAGGACAAAAGCTATGAAGCCTCATATTATTGGCGATATAGTCCGACTAAAACGGGGATGGACTCCCATGGTTGTACTCGGTGTTACCGATTACGGCACGGTTCAGGCAGCATACTGCCACTACGAATACAATCCAGTAACCAAAGAGTATTACCACAATCCTGCGTACTTTTCTGATTACTGCCGCCCTCAAAATGGCTTTGTCAAATGGGATGGCGCACCCCTCAAATTTAAGGTATATACTCCAATGATTCTACGTTACAAAACCCGCCCAGGCCATGAATTCTTTGCTGGTGAATTGGTATCTCATACAAACAACAAAACTGTTGTAATTCGTCTTGATAATAACCAAGGCTTCAAAGAATTTAATGTTAACGATGTTGTTCAAGATGTTCCGTACACCTTTGCTGTCAAAGTACCTGGCAGCAACCACAACACATACCGCTGCCATTACACTTTGGCTCCAGGTGTGTCTGTTGAAATAGGTGATGCTCTGTTATCTAATTCTGGCAATGTTTACATTGTGACAGCAGTCAATACAAACAATCACTCCCCAAAGGCTCAGTTCAGCGGTAAGCGCTTGATTACCAAAGAATTGTAGCGTGGGCAGACGTCGAACTCAGATCCGAGAAAGGATCCAAGCAAACGTACTGATCGTAAATCGTGGTTACGAAATCGACGGTGTACCATCACCTTGTCATGAATGGCAGGGAGGAACGTCAGGTAATGGACGTGGAGGCGGTTATGCCCGAATATCTATTGATGGTCACACAGCTGCTGCACATCGTGTTATGTGGACGAACGAGAACGGCTATATACCGGGTAAAAAACAGATCGACCACTTATGCGAAAATCGTATGTGTGTTAATGAACTTCACCTTGAGATGGTAACCCATAGACAGAACCAAAAGAGAAAGACGAAACGATGAATTTACGCTTCTCTAAATACTCTGATGAACGGTTAGCCATAATGTATCGCATTGCGAAGACTAGACTATATCCGTTCTTCAGGGATCCAAAAGATATGATCCAACTCAGAACTGAAAAGGAAATGCGTCATGCGTTACAAGACGATGATAGCGGTAGAAGATCAGGAATTAGGAGGCATCGGCCTTAAATTCAAAGATCAAAAGAATTTCTGCAATGGTATGTTTACAGCCAAAGATGGTTTAATCGTTGCACATGATGTGGTTGAGCATCAACAAGGTACTGCCAAAATAGGCTCCATCGGAGATGAAATGGTAGCCCTTGGTGGGGTCTGTTATACTCGTGCTCAATGGGGATCCATGACTAGAAATGACGGGATGTATGTTTATACTCCAGCTCAATCAATAGCATCTGACATCCATAATATGGGTCGTCTGTACTTTGAAAATCATGTCCCATTTCGCCAAAAACTGGTTAAATCCAGAGGTGATGATGAGTCTGGTTTAGTGGATGATGTCATTGAATGTGCTCGTGAAGACTTCCGTAAATACTGGGAAGGTGATGAAGAGGATTGTCCTCTAAACTTAGCCCGTGACAGTTACCTGGAAGATTGCCGAACCTACATGCTGCACGGTGTAAAACTAGCAGTACGTCGCTTTGGTTCAGGTCACGTCGCACATGACACATTCTGGGCTATCGAAGAAGCAGCCAGCCAAATTACCAAAAATATTGATTTCGAAGGTCAACAGTTTCGCCTACAGTATTGTCATGGTAGAGCACGAATGTACGAAGTCCACAATTATGAGGAATATTAAATGATAGAGCTTATGCACGGCCACAGATGTAGTTGTGGTGAATGTATTGATGGTTATGAATCTGACACCCGTACTCATCTTGCTAGGCAAATTGGTGGAGAAACCAATGAGTTTACAGATGCAATTATATGTTCATGCGGTGAAGAGATGTTATGTGAATGGTTTATTCATTGTGGTGAGAGTGGTGGTGATTCTCCAATACTTTCAACTGGATGGAATAATCCACCAAAACAAAGAGAAATTAATTTAGCCCAAGGAAGAATGTAGTAATGTGTCCACCAAGATTAGACCCCACTCATAAATTTATGGTCTGCCATATCGATAATAATGGCATTGAAACTGTAACACAGTCCAGTTCATCACGAGGTACGGCCCAAAAGGATGTTGATGATCTTAATCAACATGAACTCGAAAACAACCGGCCTCAGAATTATTACTACCGTCCGGTTAAACCAGGAGAATTCTCTGATGGCTAAACCAAGAACAATGTCTGAAAAACTTAAAGCTTTACGAGTTGAGTTGGCAGAAACAAAACATGAGCTTAACCGTGTGACCCTGCAATCCAATCGGGTACTGGCAAGCAAAGAGTCAGCATTCTGCCGAATTAAAGGCTTAGAGAATGATGTACGTCTTTCTGTAGCAGAGTGTATGAATGCTGAGGAACGTGCCTTCAAATATAAGAGGGAAGTTCTTGTTCAAAAGGATAAAGCTGCACACCGCACAAAACGAAAAGCTAGGGAAGCAGTGCATTGCGCCTTATTTTAAAATTGAGCCTAAAGATCAAGATGCTTTTATTGTTGTGCTATGGGATTGCCCAAAGGTGGACTTTCAGAGTGGCGTCAATCGAATTAAAGGCGGTTCACCTGAAGAAGTATTTGCAAAGGCTTGGGAATACATAAACGGCCTACCAAGTGTAGCGGAAATACAACTAGCCGAGTTTCAAGGCGACCTTGCCAAGTTGATCGACAAGGGCCGCGATTTTAATATTCCGCTTGATGTAGTAAACCCGCTTATTGCCACGTCTAAAAAGCTGGCTGAGAACGCTATCACAAAACAGGAGTGTGAGGAATGAGCAATAAACAGGACTTAGAAACGCTACTGGCAAAGGTTGAAGCGGGTGAGTTTGAAATGTCTATGCCCCACTGCGGCCTTGATGTTCTTGACCTCATTGGTGCATTTCAAGGCTCACTAGACGCCGCCATTGCGCTTAAAGATGCGGTTCTTGTGGGAATGAGCCAATATTCAATCGTTACTGACCCAACGTGCATAAAGGTTTCGGTGTGCTGGTGGCCTGACGGGATTAGTCGGGAAAGGCAGTATTATGCTGAAGCGTGGTGCGAAGAAAACCCCGCACGTGCCCTTTTAATCTGCATCATCAAAAATTTAATAGAGGAGTGTGAAGAATGCTGACATTTTTTGATATTAGATACCATCCTAAATGCCTCCAAATAGGGGCTAAGTTATCGTATCATAAGGGGTGTTTCTACTCGATGTTACACCTTGGGTTGGTTTCTGTGGACTTCGATTTGATTAAAAATGAACGGAATATCTAAGGTGCAATGCAACCAGTTCACACAACATAGTGTGCAGAACCCTTGACCCTATACAGGAAAGAAACATAATGACACATGAACAGATAGAATACATTTTAAACGCGGTGTTTCGACGCCATATTGGGGAGTTGCAACTATGACACATACAAAAGCCAATGGAGAGACGCAATGACCGATAAACCAGAGTTGAAGCCCTGCCCGTTTTGTGGTGATGATAACAGTTTAATGGTTGAACACCACAAAGGGACGATTTTAAGACCATCTCACCGCATAGTGTGCGATAATTGTGGGGCATCGTCACGCTATACAGACCGCGATTACATCGCCATATGGAACACCCGCCCCGCGCCCGATCCCACCGCTAAGGACGCATTACAGGCCATTGCGGATTTACCACCTGTAGCAAAACGCAAATGGGACGATGAACTAAATGCAGACCTTAATCTGCGTAGCGCTGAAGTAAACGGCCAAGAAACTGCTTATAGGGCGGTTGAAGCGTTGTTCGATAAACCGCCACGTATCGAGTGTAAACAGCCCACACCACCTGACAGGAAAGCTTTGATAGGGATTGCTCAGGCAACAATAGAAAAGACCATAGCTTTCGATCCTGCGAATACTGGCACATGGGATTGTGCGGAAGCTGTCATTAACGCACTACTGCCGCACCTAACCAATCCTGAACCACAGGGGTTTGATGAATGGTTTAATGCACATGTTAAGGAACCTTTGGGGTGTCCGTCTGTTGTATGGAAACATCATACTAATTGTTTAAATGACGCCTACAACGCAGGTTACGCCGCCGCTAACCTCAAGGCTAAGGCGCTGGAGTGGGTCGAAGCACCAATAGGTTGGTTTAGATGCTGTAATAATTCAAACTACACAATCGAACAGGGGTGGGCGTCCGATAGTTATACATTCAAGACCACGCTAAATAACGGCACTGTGATTTATGACGGTGATTGCTTGGGAAAAGCAAAAGCCGCAGCCCAAGCCCATTTCCAAGCCCTCTATGACAGTATGGGGGTGAAGTGATGGAGAATAAAACCTTAAACAATCAGTAAATTTTGGAACTAAAGGTAAAAAACTATGAACGCCGCATATTGGAAATGCAGGGGCATGTTTTTTTCTGCCAAGATAATCTAGGTACTTTACGTCGATGGAACCCGCCTTAAGCTTTGATTACTGTTACCGATGAACCTACTCGACCAAAGGAAACCAAATGAAACACGATGTTGCTGACTGCAAGAGGGTTTTGACCTACGTCCCATCTGTGCCAGAAAAGAAAACCATGCTTATGGTTGTGGTGTAATGGAGACTGATACTTTACTAGTAGATCTCGGAGTACACTCTAACTATGAAGTACATTGTAGTAAGTGTGGTGATAAACATAACTCAAAATCACAATACGTGAGTACATGTGAAAGGTGTAAATAATGTCTAATATATCCATGCCACGTAAATTGGCTGAGAATTTACTAATATTATGTAATAATGTTGGTTGTGCAGAGGTAGAGCAATCACCATTGGCAGATAAATTATTAAAGGAACTGGTAGAGTACACAACAGTCACTCAGCCAGATTTAGATGAAAATCTGACTATGGTAGTACAAACCACTGATGGTAAAAGTGATGAGTTTACTTTCAATACACCAGATGAGTGTAACGCTTTCTTGACAGGACTAAATCATATGGCTAGTTTAGCTGGTATCAACCCAATGGACGAAGACTATAAATCTAAAATGAACTAAAGAATTTGACCGATGTTACTCCCCCTAAGAACTGAGGTCAAATAGCAGTGCGGATTTCTCCTCCCCTTAATCCTGCACGCACCGAAGAACCCGTGAAGTCTGTCCTGCTTTGCGGGTTCTTTTTTAATTACTAAAATCAGTTATACATATATGACTGGATCCCCAACTCTACAAAACACAAACCAAGGAAATCTCATGACAGATAATTCTTCATTTTCCCAACCAATCTCAGAGCAGATATGGGACGGAAAATATAAACTCACTACCCCTAATCCTGAAATAGCAAATGATACAACAGTTGAAGATACATGGAAACGTATTGCAGCAGCATGTGCTTATGCCAACAAAACCATATATGGTAACCCTCCAAAAAGTTCATCTGTACAGGGTGTTAAATGTAAGCACAAATTAGAATCTAAGTTCTATGATGCACTTGAAGACTTCAAATTTTTACCTGCTGGTCGTATTACTGCAGGCGCAGGATCTGGTCGTCAGGTTACACTATTCAACTGTTACGTCATGGGTACGATTCCAGATGATTTAGCAGGCATATTTGACATGCTAAAAGAAGCAGCACTCACAATGCAACAAGGTGGGGGTATAGGTTATGACTTCAGTCCTTTACGACCACAAGGCGCACCAGTTAAAGGTGTTGATGCTGATGCTTCAGGCCCACTTACATTTATGGATGTTTGGGATACCATGTGTAAAACTATCATGTCTGCAGGTTCACGCCGAGGAGCGATGATGGCGACAATGGATTGCACACACCCAGATGTAATGAAGTTTGTAGAAGTAAAGAAAGACCCTCTACGTTTACGGATGTTCAATGTTTCTGTCCTGGCTTCAGATGATTTCATGCGAGCTGTAGAAAATGATGAAGAGTGGGTATTAAAACACAAAATCAAACCTACAAAACGTGTCACATATAAAGGACACAATCAAATCAATGGGGAGTATGTTTACGAAGTAATACGTGCACGAGAGCTGTGGGAAACTATCATGCACTCAACGTACAACCAAGCTGAACCAGGTATTATATTCATCGACACAATCAATAAGCAGAACAACCTGTGGTACATGGAAGACATTCGCTCTACCAACCCTTGCGGTGAGCAGCCATTACCTCCATATGGTGCTTGTTTACTTGGTTCAATAAACTTACCTAAGTTTGTACAAAATGCATTCCAATCAAATGTACTTATAAATGATGAAGAACTAATCAGAACTGTGAAAGCTGCAGTACAAATGTTGGATGGTGTTATTGACATCTCAATCTTTCCACTTCCACAACAGGAAGCTGAAGCAAAAGAGAAACGTCGTATGGGTATTGGTGTGACAGGTCTCGCTGACATGTTGTTTATGATGGGCTTTAAATACGGCAGTAATGATGCAATTAGAGAAACTGAACGTGTGATGGAGATGATCACAATTGCGGCCTACGAAGAGTCAATTAATTTGGCTAAACGATTTGGCCCCTGTCCAGCTACAAGTACTATTACTAAACGTACAAAGTTTATCCATTCTGGTTTCATGAAAAAGATGCCCGATTACATCAAACGTGACATTTACGATAACGGTATCCGTAATGCATTGCTGACTTCAATTGCTCCAACAGGTACAATCAGTTTGTATGCAGGTAATGTTTCTTCTGGTGGTGAGCCTATTTTCGCTCCTGAGTACACACGCAAGGTTCTTAATGGTGATGGAACCAAACGTGAAGAGAAGGTGATGGATTACGCAATCCAAAAGTATCATGAGTTTCGTGATACTCAAGGGCAGGATAAAGATCCAAATCTTACTGGAGAAGGTGCTGAATGTTTGGTCACAGCTCAAACACTATCACCACATGATCACCTTGTCATGCAGGCTGCTCTACAAAAATGGGTAGACAGCTCAATATCCAAGACCATTAATTGCCCTGAAGATATATCATTTGATGAATTTCAGGATGTATACATGGCTGCTTGGAAGATGGGGTGTAAAGGTTGCACCACTTACCGACCCAACGATATTACAGGATCAGTCCTATCTATCGAAGATAAAGTTGAAGACACTCCATTTCCAAACTTTATTGGTGCACCTGAACCAGTTGATGTAGATAATAATGTAATGGCCCGTCCTGATACCCTATCTGGCAGTTCTTACAAGATCCGCTGGGAAGGTCAGGCTACCTATGTCACTATCAATGACACTGTAGATAGCAACAGTAAGACTATACCATTTGAAATCTTCATAAACGCAAAAAATATGGAACATTTCCAGTGGACTGTAGCACTTACACGTATGATTTCAGCAGTATTTCGTAGAGGTGGTAATATAAACTTCGTAGTGGAAGAATTGAAGTCTGTGATGGATCCAAATGGAGGTCAATTCGTAGCAGGAAAGGGATATATCCCATCGTTCATCGCTCTTCTCGGTGATGTCGTTGAGACACATCTCAAGAACATTGGGTACATTAAACTGGATCAGTCTTTGAAGGTAGAAGAAACTCAAACATTTGAAGAGCTTATAGAAGACCAAAAATCTCAACCAACCCCAAAACAATGTCCAAACTGTAATGGGTTTAATATAGTTAATGATAGTGGCTGCCCAACCTGTAAAGACTGTGGCCACTCCAAGTGCGGGTAACAACTGAACTCCAATACAGGCACTGTGCCTGATACGGAATTCACCGATGAGAGCCGCACAAAACTCCCCTACTGTAATGGTAGGGGATCAAATTTAATAATAAGGATTACTCCATGGGACTAAACGCCGGGCAGCAAAGTGCATTCATTGAATTGATCAACTTTACCAACGCCCCAAATGAAAAATACATGGCACTATCGGGGGGTGCTGGCACAGGCAAAACCTTTTTTATCAGTAAAGTAGCAGAGAGCATTATACGCCATGCAGCTGCTGAGAGTGGACTACACACAGTTGAAGTGACAGCCACAACAAACAAGGCTGCAGCTGTGATCGCAGAAGCAATGCCAAACCACCATTCAGAAATCAAAACAATTTACTCATTCATGAACCTTCGGGTAAGTGAAAACTTCCGCACAGGTGAAGTTAAATGTGTTCCTACTGCAAAATGGGTTGTTCATTCTGGGATCTTTCTAGTCATTGACGAGTGTTCAATGGTGAACCGAGAACTAATGAACTACCTAGACAAAGGTCTAGATTCATCTTGTAAAGTTCTATTTGTAGGTGATAAGAATCAATTGGCTCCGATCAAAGAAATGATCTCTCCTATCTACGCAAATAACTATCGCACAGCCTATCTAACACAGCCTGTACGTAATGCTGAACAACCAGCCCTAATGGAGTTGTGTGAGCAAGCTAAGTTGACTGTGGAGACGGGTATCTTTACACCGATCATCCCAGTACCTGGTGTGATAGACTACGTTGACGGAAATACCTTACGTGGGATCCTTGAACGTGAATACCATTCTGAGAATCCTATGCGTCGAATTCTATCATACACCAACAAACGTGTGATGGAGTATAATACATTTATACGAGAAATGCGTGGATACACTGAACCTTTTGTTGAAGGTGAGATCCTTGTAAACAACTCCTCAGTAGAACTTCCAGATAAGCAGCGTATGTACACTGATCAGGTAGTTAAAGTTGAAAGCTTAGTACGTTCATACTTTGATTCTGAAGTAGTAGTTGGATACGATATTGCCATGATAGAAATGGTTGTTGCAGATATAACCACAGGTTCTACTTACACCATCAATTGTTTTGCAGATCCTGAAGAACGTGTGGACACAATTAAGTTCTATGCCAACAACAAACGTTGGGATAAGTACTTTAAAGTAAAGAATTCTTTCCCGGATCTTCGTTCTGTAGCAGCGTCTACAACTCACAAGGCTCAAGGTTCTACCTATGAATCTGTGATCGTGGATCTAACAGACATTGGCAAATCAACCAACAAAGGACAGACAGCTCGTATGCAATACGTTGCATTGTCACGTCCAAAGAAACGTCTCTACATCCGTGGAGAACTACCAAAAAGGTATTTCGAATGAGCAGTATGGAATTATTTTATGGCAAATTTAAGAAATCAGACAAAGACATCGTACCAGATGATACTGATGAGTTTTGATTAATCATGGGAAGTGGACTAGAAACCATGATCCACAACTATCTCATAGGTATGAGTGAATGTGGAGATGGGGATGCAAAGATCCTACTAAAGATGTTGAGAGAAGAACAAGCAGCAGAGGAGTAATCTATGGGTTACGAGATTGTAGGTATCTACGAAACTGAGCCAGAGATAGCTATACTCTGTCCTCGAATCCAAGTCACAGAGATCCAGAAGCACTATTACGATCCCTATTTAAAGGATCTTCGTACTAATGTGATGGTCTGCGATCTATATAAGGATCCAACCAAGAAGAAAACATCTGCAGCTGATATAAAAGAGTACCTAAATGACCTCATTCCGTATTTGTTGGATGCAGGTATTAATATGCTTGTGGTTACTCAACCAGATTACTTTAAGATTCTAACCAAACAAACTAAAACTGATGCTCGTATCGGTGATATCATGGACACAGTTGTTCCAGGTTTAAAGGCAACATACTGCCCTAACTATGCACGAGTATTTTATGATCCAGATAAGATGAATGCAAAGATTAAACTTTCACTAGAAACCTTAGTAAAACATGAACAAGGTGACGACATGAAGGTGGGATCTAATATCATCAAATTCTGTGCATATCCACAAACTGATCAAGAAATTCTTGATTGGTTAGATAAACTATACGAGATGGACTGTGATCTTACATGTGACATCGAAGGGTTCTCACTCAAGCATTATGATGCAGGGATCGGAACCATCACATTTTGTTGGGATCAGCACCACGGTGTTGCATTTCCAATAGATTATAAGTCCATCTTTTATGACGTAGATACAGGTCATTATGGCAAACAGGTAACTAATCCTGTCATACGAAAAGCTCTGAAGACATTCTTTGAGGCTTTCCAAAATAAGATGATCTACCATAACATCTGCTATGATGTTTATGTGTTGGTTTACCAGTTGTTTATGGAAGACATTCTGGATCAAGAAGGTTTACTTACAGGATTGGAAGTTATGTTACGCAATTGGGATTGCTCTCAATTGATTACATATCTAGCCACCAATTCATGTGCAGGCAACGAGCTAGGTCTGAAGATCCAAGCTCAAGAGTTTGCGGGAAACTATGCTGTCGAAGACATTAAAGATATTCGCAAAATTCCTATGGATGAACTCTTAAAATACAACCTCATTGATGGACTATCTACTTGGTATGTTTATGAAAAAAATCTACCAATAGCGATAGCTGATGATCAGATGGAATTCTATGCTGCGATCTTCAGGCCAGCGGTGATTGACATCATACAGATGCAGCTCACAGGTATGCCCATCAACATGGATAAGGTTGTTGCTTTGGAGAAACTTCTTCAAGGTGAAGCCACAGTTCTTGAAAACCGTATGAACCATATGAATATTGTTGAAAGCTTTATGGATACGCTAAAAGATGAGTTAGTCATTAAGAAAAATGAGAAGCTCAAAACCAAGCAAATTACTAGAGCAGATTTAGGTAAAACTAAAGATACGATGATAGACTTCAACCCTGGATCTCCGAAACAGTTACAACGTCTATTGTACTCAGAAGATTTCCTTGGTTTACCTGTCTTAGATTATACAGATACTAAGCAGCCTGCAACGGGTGCAGAAACTCTGGATAAACTCAAAAATCATACTGAGGATCCAGAGGTACTTGTCTTCCTTGATGTATTAATCGAGCACAAAGCTTCGGCAATAATCCTATCCACATTCCTTCCGGCCTTCTTATTGGCCAAAAAAGGTAGCGATGGTTGGCATTATTTATTCGGAAACTTTAGGCTTGGAGGCACAGCATCTGGTAGATTATCTTCCAACAACCCCAACCTGCAGAATATTCCATCTGCAGGTTCAAGCAAGGTAAAACAAAGACTTGCAAAACTCATCAAGGAATGCTTTGAAGCTCCTCCCGGATGGTTATTTGTTGGGCTGGATTTCGACTCCCTAGAAGACAAGATCTCAGCTGTAACAACAAACGATCCACAGAAAATTAAAGTGTATTCTGATGGATATGATGGTCACTGCCTACGGGCATTGGCTTATTTTGGTGACGAAATGGAAGATATTAAAATGACACCAGAAGGAGGAATATCGTATGAAGCTATAATCGGAAACGGTCACATTTACTTCCACTCGGAAGAAATAATTGATTACCTCGGCACTGAAATGTTGGGGAAAGATTTGTATTTACTAATACAGAAAGGAACGTCATGAACTTAAACGATCATGAAATTCGAGTTGTCCAAGAAGCAGTAGAACTGCTTGTTAAAGTGGTAGCTCTAAAAAAATTTATAGGTGGCACCATTTATCATGATTTGGAAACTATTGATAAAACCCATTTGAAGCAACAACATGCTACGATGAGCCGGTATCACGAAATCTTAGAGAGTCGTATTGCACGATTCAAAAGAGTATAACATGAAACTATATCGCAAATTACCTGTTGTCATTACAGCATGGCAAGTACCACTGCAAGGTGAAGAGTCGAGTGAGGAGCTTAAGGAGTTGGTTCTACAAAAAGGTTGGAAAGGTGTCGATGATGGTGTCATCATACCAACCAAAGAAGGTAACATGCTTGCTTCCGCAGGTGATATAATCATCAGAGGTGTTGCAGGGGAATTTTATCCTTGCAAACCAGAGATCTTCAAAGCCACCTACGAAGAGGTGAAGGGAAGTAAAACAACTGTAACTGATGTGGGATTTAACCCATCAGGAGACACAATGATCTCCGATCTTAAAACGGCAGCAAATGACATGGCTTCCTTAATTGGTAGCCTGCCTGCAGGTCGTCGTCGCAGTATTGCACTTACCAAGCTTGAAGATGCTTCCATGTGGGCAGTTAAAGCCCAAGTGGTAGGTGATGCATGAATTTAACTCCTAAAATTACCAAAAATGAAGACGGAACATTCACTGTCATAAGTAAGAACAATAAAGCTACTATCAGCGGAGCTGATGTGGTTGTTCGTTTTAAAGGTCAGTTGAAAACTGCCAAAGAATGGTATCAGTTGTCAAAGATGACCGATGCTTAAAATAGACACCCCAATTGCACGGGTGTCTATTGTAGTTAACTCGGTTCATAATGTGAGCCGAGTTAACTCTATTTCCATGAAATACAAACCTTTAAGACAGAAAAGTAAAGCACCTACATTTGCTCTGACATACCAGGGAACCTATATGACACTGATGACCAACTGTGGATTTGCTAGGAAACTGGCACTATCAGTTGAGAGCAGTTACCACAAACTTTATGTGGTATCAGACACATGGGTTGCTGATCGTTTAGATCAAGCCTGTAAGGATGGATACGTTACTCTTGCCTTTGGCTTGAGGCTCCGTACTCCCCTACTAAAGCAGGTGGTACTAGGGACATCCAAGACGCCATTTGAGGCTGCTGCCGAAGGCAGAACAGCCGGTAATGCGTTGGGACAGTCCTGGTGTATGCTAAATAGCCGTGCTGGATCTGAATTTCTATTAAAAGTCCGTAAGGAAAAATACCGTCTGGATATTAAACCATGCTCACAAATACATGATGCAGGTTACTTCCTGATCCGGGATAATATGGAAACACTTATGTACACCAACACGCATCTTTCTAAAGCTGTGAGTTGGCAAGAGGATCCTGCAATCCAAAATGAACACATCTCAATGTCAGGTAAACTGGCAATCTTTCACCCTCATTGGGGGGCTGAATTCGACATACCTAATGCCACCACGGAAGATGAAATCAACGAATGTATTAAAAAACATTTGAGCTACTTGAAAGAAGAAGGAATAGTATGATGATAGATCCTGATCCTGATCGTGGTAGTGGTAGAACAACTGCTCAATTAGTATGTGCACATGATGACTTTCTACTGGATGGGATAAATGTATTGTTCATTGTCTTGGATTATCGTGAAAGGGATTACACCAGAAATTTAATGGCTAGTATCTATAACCCTGATCCTTCAACTTTGATTAAAAAAGATAAGATAGAGTACTATAATCAGTACATAAAATTCCACCCTCTAAATAGTGATATTCATAAGGTTCGTAGTATTCATAATGTTCATGTTATCTACGACCATTACATCTTTGATCCCAAAATGACATCTATTCCTGTATTACGTGCAAGAGAGCAGTTATCTGAACTCACCAAGAATATAAACCAAAGAACGAAAGAAAAACGATATGGTCAACATAACCAACAAACACATGATCGACTTGCCTATGGCAGTTTGGTTACTTCAGGATGGGTACAACAGTGGAGCAAAGGATGCCCCCGAAGGGGAGCTGATCTCCGTGACTACATTACTAAAGCCAACTCGACAGTTGATTCTGGGTCGTAAAACCGACAGATCAGATGAAGATTACGACGTGTCGGATATGATAGCATCTCGAATGGGACATGGATTACATGACTCAATTGAACGTGCATGGACTGAAGGTAATTGGCAGCAAGCCATGCGTACACTTCATTATCCTCAAGAAATCATTGATCGGATACGAATCAATCCAAAAGATGGAACACTAAAGGAAGACGAGATCCCAATTTATTTAGAGAAACGTGGCTTTCGTAAATTTGAAGATATCGTGCTCACAGGTCAATTGGACTTCTGTGTTGGCGCCGCATATCGAGACTTCAAATCTACATCAGTATTCTCTTATATGTCTGGTTCAAAAGACATGGATTACATGCTCCAAGGTTCTATGTATCGTTGGATCATGCAGGACATTATTAAAGAAGACACAATGCGTATTGAGTTTATCTTTACTGATTGGCAAAAATTTATGTCCAAACAGAATCCAAATTACCCACAAACACGGGTAACCCACAAAGAGTTTACCCTACTATCTCTAAAAGAAACAGAAGAGTGGATGTCCGATAAATTAGCAGATATCCGTGCTAATGCAGGCAAGAACCAAGAAACAATGGTTCGTTGTACTGATAAAGAATTGTGGAGATCTGATGACGTATACAAATACTATGCAGATCCAGAAAAAGCAAAGCTTGGCGGTAAATGTACCAAACGATTCACCTCACCAACAGACGCAGAACTATGGAAAAAGTCTAAAGGTAAGGGTGTAGTAGTTAAAGTTCCCGGTGAAGTTAAGGCTTGTGAATACTGTCCTGCCTTTTCTGGTTGTGAACAGCGAAAGGAATACTTCAGTGTCTAACCTATTTAACTTGGAAGATGTTAAATCTTCTAGCCACCACCCTGCAATGCAGGAATTGGTGGATCTCCTGTGCCATCGTACAGGAAACGTGAACCGTGAATTCTTCCAAGCAGAGGTAGCTTATTTTCTTGGTTTAATTCCAAGTACAATGCGTGCATCTATTGTAAGTCCTGAACGGGGTGAACTCCCAATTAATATTTACTCAATCGCATTAGCAACATCAGGCTTTGGTAAAGGACACTCTGTAAGTTTAATGGAAGATATTATTGGGACATTCCGTAAGGATTTTGCTTCTACTGTATTTCCAACTATTGCAGAAGAATCTTTATTTAATATGGCTGTAAATATAGCAGCTACTAAGGGTACTGATGAAGACAAAGAACTTGACGAACTAAAAGCTGATTTTAAGCGTCAGGGGCACGCCCCATTCATTTTTGATAGTGGTACAGCTCCAGCGGTTAAACAGCTGCGTTACAAACTATTACTGGCTCGTGCAGGATCAATTAACTTCCAGATGGATGAGATTGGTTCAAACCTAGTATCAAACAGTGAAGTTCTGAACGTATTACTGGAATTATATGACCTTGGTCGTATTAAAACCAAGCTAATTAAGAACACAGCTGATAATGAACGGGGCATTGATATCGTAGGTGATACACCTGCAAATGTATTAATGTTTGGTACAACCTCAAAGTTGTTCGACGGATCCAAAACTGAAGAAGAATTCTACAGCTTCCTGGAAACAGGATATGCTCGACGTTGCTTTTTTGGTATGGGTAAACCTGAGACTTTTTCACACACTGTGAATCCAGAAGATGTCTATGACAGCTTAGTTTCAAAAGCCCGATCACAGGCGTTAGTTCGCTGGCGTGCTGAATTGGGAAAATTTGCAGATGACAAATACTACGGTCAAAAAATTGACATTCAGAAAGATGTAGGGGTCGAATTGATCTCATATCGTCTACACTGTGAAGTTTTGGCAAATGTAATCCCAGAGCATGAAGTTATCCGTAAGGCTGAATTAAGCCATAGGTATTTCAAAGCTCTAAAACTTGCAGGTGTGTATGCATTTCTAGACGAAAGTCCAGTAATCACATCTACAAATCTGAGGCAAGCTATTAAAGTTGCTGAAGAAAGTGGAGACAGTTTCCAGACTTTGTTGAAACGTGAACGTAACTTCGTTCGCCTGGCAAAGTACATTGCGTCTTCTCCAGACAATCTAACCCATGCAGATCTAGTCGAAGATCTTCCATATTACCCTGCAGCCTCTGGGCCACGTAGGGAGATAATGGATCTGGCTACTGCATGGGGGATTGGTAACCATGTCATTATTAAACGTAATGTCATCAGTGGCGTAGATTTCTTTTCGGGATCTACACTACGGGAGACAGATCTTGCAAAGTTGACTTTCAGTTTATCTGATCACTTTGCTTCTGATTACTCGTCTACAGTTCAACCTTTGGATAACCTTCCAAAACTATTGTCTGCTCCGGGTATGCATTGGTGTAATCACAGCTTTGAAAATGAGCATAGATCCGAAGACAACGTGATCCAAGGCTTTAATATGTTAGTTGTGGACGTTGATGGTGGGATATCTTTAGATGCTTGTCATGAGCTTCTGAAGGACTACACCTTCATTACATCAACCACAAAGCGACATACTGAAGAAGAGAACCGTTTCCGTCTAATCATGCCGACCAACTATATCTTAGATTTAGATAAATCGGACTATCGTGAATTCATGAATAGTTTTCTTCTCTGGCTGCCTTTCGAATCAGATCAATCAGCAAACCAAAGATCTAAGAAATGGATGACAGGTGAGAATAGCCAAGTGTATGTACACAAAGCACCATCTGTTGTTGATGTCTTACCCTTCATTCCTAAAACCAAGCAGAACAAAGAATATGTTACTGCTGTTGCGGATCTAGGACGGCTAGATAATCTTGAACGTTGGTTCCTTCAAAACATGGATGTAGGTTCACGGAACAATAATCTGTTGAATTTTGCTATGATGCTCTTTGATGCCGGTGCGACTTACAACGAACTGGAAGATAAAGTCTTTGGATTGAATAGTAGATCACCCTCACCCTTGAAAAAGGATGAAGTGACCTCAACAGTATTAAGGTCTGTGGCGCAGAAATACGCCCAGGCTTAACAAGTTAGATAGAACCATGGCAAGGGTTGTCCTGTATCACACATCAGGGAACAACCTAGTAAAGCAGGGTCTTATGAAAACGTGTACCGATGTACATGGTTCTATTTAAACTTAATGAGTGAAAAGCAACGGACATGAGGATACCCAGGTGCAATGTCAGGCATGGCAAAGCGAGGTAGACTTCAGGGCCTGAAAAACCCTCCATATCACTCAGACTACAGCCTGGATATGCTGCAAATATGTCCTGCAAATTCCCGTAAGGGATAATAGGCAGACGGTTAACATGCATCCCAGATCGGTGGTGGTCGAAGCGACCTTTGAAGAGTCCAAATTATTAAGCATGTGGTGACTGGAAAACCTTAACCCTCAGAGGAGTAACACACCGAGGTAAAACGTGTTCGACTTGAGCAAAAGGGCAGTGCAATATATACAAGTCTGTGTCGTAATAAAGGCTCTCAAAATTTCTAACCAAAGGAAACTGTATGTCAGATCATCCAAAATCCCTACTCATTTCCGGTGAATCCGGTATGGGTAAATCAGCCTCACTAATCAATATTCGTGGTCAAGAAGGCGTGCTTTACATTAATTGTGAAGCAGGCAAACCACTCCCATTCAAGAACAACTTTAAGAAGGTGACAATTGATGATCCTTATGAGATCTTTGAATATCTTCAAATGTTGATCGACGATAACACTGGCCGTTACCATACGGTTGTAATTGATACAATCTCATTCATGATGGAACGTTTCGAAGCAGTTCACGTTATTGGTTCAGCAAATACCATGCAACAATGGGGTGCATACGGACAATTCTTTAAGACATTAATGTATGATTATGTTGCAAAAGTTGATGCGTATGTTATATGTTTGGGCCACCTTGACGGGTTGTTAGACGAAAACACAGGTCAGATCCAATATACTGTACCAGTCAAAGGTGCGTTGAAAAAGAATGGGCTGGAAGCCTATTTCACAACAGTCATCAATACTAAAAAAATACGTGTCAAAGATCTTGTTACGTATGAAGACGACAACAAATTGTTAGTTATCACGGATGAAGAACGCGCACTTGGCTTCAAGCACGTATTCCAAACCAAGACAACAAAACATACTGTAGGTGACCGCATTCGCTCTCCTATGGGTTTGTTCACTACTCCTGAGACTTATGTAGATAATGATGCACAGGTAATTATGGATCGACTAACTGGTTACTACACGGCATAACTAAACACCCAAAAACCTAACCAAAGAATACTCCTTTTTTTAACAAACGAAAGAATACCATATGTCAAATATATTCGCGGGCAAAACCGCAGCCAAAGGCGACAACGTAGAAGAAGACTTTATTGGTGGTGGAGGTGTCCTAGACACAGACATCTATGAAGGTCAGATCAAAACTGCGTACATCCAAAAATCAGCAAGATCAGAAGCGCAAAGTGTTGTATTGTTGATTGATGTCAACGGACAGGAAGTCCGTTCTCAAACATGGGTCTCAAACCGTACTGGTGAAGTAACCTATAAAGATAAGAAAACTGGTGAACCAAAGAACTTACCAGGCTTCTCTCAAATGAACTCACTAGCTTTGTTATTGGCTGGTAAAGAACTTGGCGATTTGGAAGCAGAAGAACTTACAGTAAAACTGTATGACTTTGAATCTAAAAAAGAGATCCCAACTGCTGTTATGTGTTTCTCTGAGCTGCATGGTGAAAAATGCCAATTGGCAATTCAAAAGCAAGTTGTTGATAAAACTGCCAAAAATGAAACTACAGGTGAGTATGATCCCACTGGTGAAACTCGTGAAGTAAACGAAGTCATCAAATTCTTCCCAAAAGATAATTTGGTAACAATCTCTGAAGTTTCACACTACATTACAAGCATGGGTGAAACCCTTGATAATGTGATCGCAAGTGGACATCTACTGAAAGCTATTGCTAAAATGGATGAAGACGCAGGTGCATATGCAAACACATGGTTGGAAAAAAACAAAGGCCAAGTGTATGACAAGTCTACCGGTAAAAAATCTGGTGGTGGTAAGGCATTTGCAGGGAAATCAGCAAGCTCTGGTGGAGATGGCGCAGCGTCAGCTGCTAAGAAATCAAGCTTGTTCGACTAGGTTCCCTAGTTGATTGGTGAAGAACCGAGGAAGGTTACGAATAGATCATGGAGCTTAAAACTCCCAATGAGACTTTTTGTTAACAAGAAGGATCAGAAGGCGTTAAATCTCAATGTCTATCGTAACCTCCACTTCTTCCAAAACAATCTCATGAAAACACAATTTCATGAATTGATGGATCCTTTGTTAAAGGGCATTCCAAAAATGGAACAGGTTAAGCTACATTATGTGGTTAATTCCAGAACCAAAACCAGATTAGATACAATGAATGTTGGATCCATAGTAGATAAGTTCTTCTCAGATTCATTAGTCACCTACGGTATTATACCAGATGATGACTATAAGCATGTTGTGTACATCTCATTTGAATACGGTCGCATACAACCTGAAGAACATGTCCTCGTGACGATAACTGAAATTGAACCAAGGAGTGATATACCTATGCGTATCTTACTAGATGACACTGACATCCAAACAGCATTAGAAAACTATGTTGAAACACTTCACATTACTGGTGCTACAGGTGTTGAACTTATTGCTGATGCAGATGGCAACATCACAGCAGAAGTATTGATGGGTGCAGCAATTGCTAAACCTAAAGCGAAACCAAAGAATAAGGGTGGACGCCCTAGAACAAAACCTGCCCCGAAGGAGCCAACTCCTGATGTGGCAGACACTGATAAAAGCAGCCCTGATAGCGATGGCACAGGAAGCACTGGAACACCAGATAAAGAGCCTGAACCAAAGCAAGAAGATACCAAAAGTGTCGATACCCCCGTCGACAAAGCGGAGGGTAGCAAGGCAAAAAACCTTTTCGGGGAATCCCAAGAGGCATCCTCTAAAGTTGAGGAAAAAGCTGAAGCAGAGACCCCTAAACCTGTGAAGAAATCTTCGATTTTTGACACATAAGGTCTAATCTCTCTTTTTTGGTTTTCCTGAGATATGGAGATAAGACTATGAATATACTTACGAAATTGAAGGCGGTTGTTTACACGATCTCCTTCTTTATCCTATCAATCGGCATACTTGTTGCTTCGACAATTATTGGAATTATCCTTTCTATACTAACCGTAATAGGTGCAGTTTTCACGGGACTGTGGCTAATGTGGTTCGTTTCTAAGGACTTCGATAAACCCGATGACGACGAGTGATTGATAAACTAAAGGGATCCATACCTAACCCGTTTGGATCTCTTTAACTAATTTATTACCGTGGTGGTGCACCCCTTGATAGCTTGACCGGCCAATG